GGGCGTGGTGGAACGCATTCAGCAGCGGGCCGCACGGCCCACCGAAAACGGCATCCGGCCCGGCGGCGCGGCTACCGTCCGCCCGGATGTAGCCAGCATGACCCGCGCCCAGCGAGAAGCACTGGAACGCCGTGTGCTCCACGGAGCACAGATCGAATTGTGACTATTTTACAAGAGAAAGGAATATGAGCATGAACAAGAATTTCAACATCCAGCTGTTTGCGGAAAACCTGAACACCACCGCTACCATGTCGAAAGAGATGAAGACCTTCTACGAGAAGCGTCTCATCGATCAGGCAGAGCCGCGTCTGGTGCACGACCAGTTTGCGGACTACTACCCTGTGCCCCAGAACGGCGGCAAGACCATTGAGTTCCGCAAGTACGACAGCCTGCCCAAGGCATCCACTCCGCTGACCGAGGGCGTGACCCCGAACGGTCAGGCACTGAATGTGACCACCATCACCAGCGATCTGCACCAGTACGGCGGCTGGACTCCGCTGACCGACGTGCTGCAGATGACCGCCATTGACAACAATGTGGTGCAGGCCACCCGTGTGCTGGCAAGTCAGGCAGGCCGCACCATGGACAGCATTACCCGCGATGTGCTGGCGGGCGGCACCAATGTGATCTATGCGCCCAAGCTGGCCGCAGGCGGCACCGAGACTGCCGTTGCCAGCCGCAAGGCACTGGACAAGACCTGCACCCTGACCCCGAAGCTGTTCTTTCAGGCGGCGGCACAGCTGGGCGCGATGAACGCCGACCCCATCGGCGACAGCTACATTGCCATCATCCACCCCTACGCCGCCTACGACCTGAAGACCAGCAAGGAGTTCATTGAGGTGCACAAGTACGCCGACCCGGACACCATGTTCCGCGGCGAAATCGGCAAGCTGGGTAACATCCGCTTCATCGAGACCAGCGAGGCCAAGATCTGGAAGGATTCCACCTGCCCGGACGGTCTGGCTGTGTTCGGCACGCTGGTGCTGGGTGCCCACGCCTACGGTGTGACCGAGCTGGAAGGCGGCGGTCTGGAGCACATCGTCAAGCAGCTGGGCTACGGCGACGACCCGCTGAACCAGCGCGCTTCCGTGGGCTGGAAGGGCATGCGTGCGGCAGAGCGTCTGGTGGAGCAGTACATGGTGCGCATTGAAAGTGCGTCCAGCTATTCCGCCACCGCTGCTGCAAACTGAGGAGGCGTGAGCCATGGCTGAAAAGAAAAATGTGCGCATCCGGCTGTTCAAGGATAACAGCCGCTACAAGGGCGATCTGTTCGTGAGCGTGAACGGTGTGAACTATAAGATCCGCCGCGGCGTGGAGGTGGAAGTGCCGCCCGAAGTGGCCGAGGTGCTGGAGCACAGCCAGATGCAGGATGAGCTGACCGCCGCCCGCATTGCGGCGGCAGAGAACGCCGCCCAGTAAACCCGAAACAGACAAAAAGCCCGGCTGGGGAGCCTGCCCGGCCGGGCCTTTATAAAAAGGAGAGTGAACATATGACCGTAGGACAGGCGCTGGAACGCGCCGAAGAGCTGCGCCCGGGCAGCCGCATTGCGCTGGCCACCCGGCAGGCGTGGCTGAAGGAAGCAGACGCGATGCTGCGGGAACGCTTTTTTAAAAACAGCATCACAGATGCATACGACGATGTGGGCGCAGACCTTGCATGGGACGACAGCCTGCAGGACGACGATGTGCTGCTGGCACCGGCACCTTTTGATGCGCTGTATCCGCATTATCTGTGTGCCATGACCGATGCGGCCCTTGGTGAGACCGACCGCTACGTCGGGGAGCAGGCCCAGTACAACAGTCTGCTGGCAGATCTGGCGGCGTGGCTGCGGCGCAGCTACCCGACCCTGACGGGTGCCCAGTGGCGCTGGTAAGGAGGTGAGAGCATGGTTCTGGCAAACAGAGCGAAGCTGCAGAACAGCCGCAGTCTTGTGCGGGTATTCGGCGGGCTGAACGAGACCTATGCCTGCTCGGAAGCGGAGTACAGCGCGGGCGTGAATTTTTCTGCCCGAGATTTCCCGGCGCTGAGCACCCGCAAGCCGCGCCGCAAGCTGAGGGAGTTGACCGGGCTGAACGGCATGTATCACCTGAACGGGCTGCTGACCGTCTGTGGGAAGGATCTGATCTACACGCCGGATGCCGACGGCGCGAACCCAGTGACCTGCACCGAGGCAGTGACCGACGGCAAAAAGGCACTGGTGGGCATTGGTACAAAAATCCTGATCTTCCCGGACAAGGTAGCCTTTGATACAGCGGACGGAAGTGTTTCGGCACTGGGAGCTGTATGGCAGGCAGAGGGACAGAGCGTGCAGTTTGCACCCTGCGATGCCGCGGGCAAGGCCTACGAGGTGAGCGGTTACGGCAAGGAGGAACCGGAGAAGCCTGCAGACGGACAGCTCTTTTTGAAGGTGGAGGACGAGGAGCACCCATGGGCCAGCACCAGCACACTGGAAGAGTACAGCGCATCCTCCGGCAGCTGGACGGCAGTGCCGCTGGAATACTGCCGCATCACAGCGGCGGGCGCGCAGAGGCTATTTGCCCAGTGGGACACCGTGACCGTGCAGGGCACGGCAGCACAGCAGGCTGGCATGTGGACAAAGCTGGACGGGGATCTGGTAGTTTACGATGTGCTGGAAAACGGGCTGCGCGTGCGGGTAAGCCCGGAGGGAGATCATGTTTACGGCACGCTGGTGCAGAGCGCCGAGAGCGCCCAGTGGACCAGCTTGGACGGCAAGGAGACACGCAGCTTTGCGGTGAGCACGCCGGTGCGGATGGAACGCCGCGTGCCGGATCTGGACTACGTTACCGAGTGCGACAACCGGGTATGGGGCTGCAGCAGCAAGGAAAACGTGATCTATGCCTGCCGCTTAGGCGACCCCACCAACTGGTTTTCCTACCGGGGCATTGCGGCAGACAGCTACGCAGTGACGGTGGGCAGCGATGGTGCGTTTACCGGCGCGGCCACATGCATGGGCTATGCGCTGTTCTTTAAGGAGAACACACTGCACAAGCTCTATGGCTCCAAGCCTTCGGATTTTCAGCTCACCTCGCTGCGCTGCCGGGGCGTTGCCAAAAACGCGGCGCGCAGCCTGTGTGTGCTGAACGAGACGCTCTATTATCTTTCGCCGGACGGTGTGATGGCATGGGACGGCAGCATTCCAACAAAAGTGTCAGGCGCGTTGGATTCGGGCCGACTGGCCAATGTGCAGAGCGCGGTGGGCAGTGCGCTGGATGGCCGCTATTACCTGCATGTGGCCCGCACGGCGGCAGGCGAAAATACGGCAAGGCTGCTGGTGTACGATACCGAGCGCGCGCTCTGGAGCGAAGAAAACGTGTGCTCCTACGAGATGACCAGCACCGGCGGACAGCTTTATCTGTGGGACGGGCAGGCACTGTGGGCCGCAGATCCCAGCCGCGAAGCGGACTGGCAGGCCACCGACGGTGTGGAGGAAAAGCTGAACTTTGAGCTGACCACTGGTGACATTGGGCTGGACGGGGCCGAGGACCGGTATCTTTCCCGACTGACGCTGCGGCTGGATGCCGAGTGCAGCAGTACGGTGGAGGTGGCCGCCAGCTATGACGGCGGCCCATGGGAGACGGTGGCAAGCCTGACGGCACAGGACAAGCGGCGCAGCTTTGATCTGCCGTTCGTGCCCCGGAGGCACGGCACCCTGCGGCTGCGCCTGAAGGGCAGGGGACAGATCACCCTGCGCAGCATTGCAAAAACAATGGCCGCTGCCAAGGGCGGCATTGCAGGCGGGGAGGTGTGACGAATGGCAAGCGTGATGGGCATTAACAAGATCGGCCTGCCCAAGCTCAGCGAGAACATGGACCCGGAGGATGCCCGCGCCCTGCGCAGCTACCTGTACCAGATGCAGGAACAGCTGCAGTATGTGCTGAGCAATCTGGACGTTGAGAACATGTCCGACGAGATGCGCACGAAACTGCAGAATTTATAAGGAAAGGATCATATATGGCAAACAGAAAGAAAAAGGACGAAGCGCTTGCCGCTGTGCAGGCGCAGACGGAGGGCAGCGGCCAGCCTGCCGTGCAGAGCGGCTATTCGGCAGCGGGACTGGACAGCCGCTCGGAGGTGGAAAACGCGCTGGCAAATTCCAGCTACAAGCCCAGCCAGACCGTGACGGATGCTGCAAATGCGCTGAAGGAGTGGCAGGCAAACCGCCCGGGCGATTATCAGAGCAGCTATCAGGAGCGGATCGATCAGCTTTTGAACCAGCTGCTGCAGCGTGAGAGCTTCCAGTACAGCTACACCAAGGATCCGCTCTACCGCCAGTACGAGCAGAACTATTTGCAGAACGCCCACAACGCCAGCGCAGATGCTGCGGCGCAGGCTGCAGCCCTGACCGGCGGTTATGGCTCCAGCTATGCCACGAGCGCCGCCCAGCAGGCGTATCAGCAGCAGATCGGTGCGCTGAGCAGCGCCATCCCCACGCTGTACAGTCTGGCACTGGATACGTATACCAGCGGCGGCAACGAGCTGGTGAGCCAGCTGGATCAGCTGAACAACAGCGAACAGGATGCCCAGCAGCAGTACAACAACAAGCTCTCGGACTACTACACTCAGCTGCAGCAGAAGGGCGAAGCATACAACAACGCCTATGCGCAGGACTACAGCGCGTATCAGGATTATCTGAGCCAGCTGGGCACCCTGCACGATTATTACTCCGCGCAGGAACAGCAGCAGGCAGCACGCCGCCAGCAGGTGTTCAGCAATGTGATGACCGTGCTGGGTGTGCTGGGCGATGCGGTGCAGATCGTTCTCAGCGGCACCACGGGCGTTGGCTCCATGCTGAGCGGCCTGCTGAATACCGGCTACAACATCTACTCCGGCAACCGTCAGTACGAGGCAAACCGTGCGGACACTCAGTGGAACCAGCAGCTGCAGGAGCGTCAGTATCAGGACAGCCTGAACCAGCAGCGCTACGAGAACGAGACGAGCGAGCGGGAGTATCAGGACAAACTCAACCAGCAGAAATTCAACAACGATGTCACAAGCCAGAAGCTGAACATCGCACTGGGCGAGTGGAACCTGAAAAAGTCCAATGCAGCGCAGAAAGCAAGCCGCGCTGGCAGCACGGCGGCAGGCAGTAAGACTGGCGGCACTGGCACGGGCAGTACGTCCTCCGGTACAGCCAGCCGCAGCACGGGCACTGTCACCCGTCTGGGCAGTGACACCTCCCGGAATGTGACGGTGCCCTACATGGCCATGCTGATGCGCAGCCAGGGCAAGAGCGATACCAGCATCAGCACCGCACTGCGGCAGGATGGCTATTCCAGCGCAGAGATCGCACAGATCCTGCAGCAGATGAGGCGCTGACCGTTCGGGTGGATACCAAACAATAAAAAGCATGTGCAGAGCACACAGGAGCCGTTCCGGCCAGAGGTGTTCTGCACATGCTTTTTTAGCAGAAAATAATGGTGTGCTGTTCGAGTCCCACTGAGCACGCCCACCAAATAAAAAATCCGCCGATGCAAAGCATCAGCACAGCATTTGTCTTGGTAGACATTCCTACTGATTGGAACCCGCAGGCTAACCAACAGCCCACTGGGCTGTTGGTTGCTCTGCCGCTGATGCGTCAGAGCCGCCTTGTTCGAGCCCCACTGGGCACCCCGCCAAATAAAAAAATCCGCCGATGCAAAGCATCAGCGGATTTTTGGTGGGGTGCCCAGTGGGACTCGAACCCACGGTCTCCAGATCCACAATCTGGCGCGTTAACCGACTACGCTATGGGCACCACATAGATGCGCCCGAAGGGACTCGAACCCCCGGCCCACTGCTTAGAAGGCAGTTGCTCTATCCACCTGAGCTACGGGCGCACGTTGTTATCCCATTGGGTTCCTTTATGGCGGCAGCTGTGTGTCGGCACACGCTGCGAGAAGTATAATACCATACGGAACCCGGTCTGTCAAGAACAATTTGAAAAAAGTTTCGGATTTTTATGCGGCGCAGTTACAGCAGCCACATGCCGACAAAGCCGCAGGCAAACCCGAGGGCAAGCCCGGCGGCCACATCCCGGATATGGTGCACGCCGGTGAGCACCCGCACCACGGCAATGAGCAGGGCGATGACGATCATGCACCAGCCGACAGCCGGGTAAAAATACAGCCACACCATGGCCAGCACAGCGGCGCTGAGCGCATGCCGGGACGGGAAGGACCGGCCGTGGGTGTCCTTCTGGACCAGCGGAGTGAAACCCGGCTGGTCGTAGGGGCGGGGGCGGTCGAGCCGGGCACGGAGCGCGGTGCCAACCCAGAAGGTGATGCCCGGCACCAGAATGGAACGGGCGATCTCCGGCATCAAATCAGGAGCGGCGCTTTGCCGGGTCAGGAACAGCTGCACCAGCCGGACATTGAGCAGGCACAGCAGCACCGGGTAGGAGACAAACGGCACCAGCGGGAGCCAGCGGTCCAGCGCGACCACGAAGCGCCGGGCGGCCGGGTGCGCGTCAAACCACCGGTACAGGGCGTGATAGTGTTCTGCGGTCAAAAAAGGTCCCTCCGCATCGGGTCAGAATGAGATCAAAAACAGGTGTCCAGATAGTTTTCCACATCGAAGGGCTCCGGTGTGGAATCCTTGCGCAGGTACAGCGGGTGGTGCGGGTGGCCTTTTTTGCTGCGCTTGCCAAAGGTCACCCAGGGAATGTTCTTTTCCCGGGTCAGGGCCACCATCTCCCGCATGAGGCCGGGCAGGTAATCCCGCTTTTCGATCAGGGTGCCCCAGGCGGCCCACATGGTGGGTTCGGTCTGGGCCAGCACGGCCTGCAGCCAGCGCAGGTTCTCGTCGCACAGGGCGCGGTCCGGCACACGGTCCATGTCGTTGGGGTCGGTGGCACGCTGAGGGTACACGTTGAACATGATCCAGCTGTCAAAATCGTTGGCGTTGGCCAGACGCTCCACACTTTTCAGGGTGGGGTCCAGCGCACCGGGCTGAGCGGTGCTGGGGTTGATGCCGATGCACACCAGCGGGTGCCGGCCCACCCGGCCCAGCACATAGCGATAAGGCTGGTATGTATGGGGCTCGTAATACCACAGACCGCCGGGGTATTCGTCGGCTTTCAGCAGGGGAAGTGCGTCGGTGTGCATGGGTGTGCTCCTATCCTTCGATCAATTTCTTTTATCGTACCCGAAATGCGGGGAGAAATCAACACTTTTGTGCGACAAAGTCTCCCATAAAACTGATTTTCATGGTATACTGAGCTGAACAGTGCAGCGCAGCTGCACAGCGACCCACCGGAGACGAAAGGAGCAGGTTATGCTGGAAGATTACAAAAACGCGCTGAAGTCCGGACAGCGCGCCTATCGTGCCTGCGTGGCACGCGGCCAGTCGCCCTATCTTGCGGTGCTGGACGATATTCTGGTCAATGTGAACATCGTATCACAGGAGCCGCTGGGTCTGGTGGAGATCCCGGCCGAGAGCATCGTGGGCACCAAGACCAGCGGACGGCACACGGCCTTTGCGCCCAACTTCATGCCTCTGCTGGAGGCAGATACCGAGTTTGCCACCAAGTGGTCCAACCTTTGCGGCGCCCACCTGGAGGAGGGCATCCAGAACCCCATTCTGGCCTACGAGTTCATGAACCGCTTCTATGTCCAGGAGGGCAACAAGCGGGTGTCGGTGCTGAAATACTACGGGGCGGTAAAGATCGCCGGCACTGTCACCCGGCTGATCCCGGCCCGGAACGACAGCCTGGAAAACCGGATCTACTACGAGTTTTTGGATTTTTATAAGCTGTCCCAGATCAACTATGTGCACTTCAGCCGCACCGGAGGCTATGCCAAGCTCCAGACCCTGGTGTGCAAGGCCTCTGAGGAAAGCTGGACCGAGGACGACCGACTGAACTTTTCGTCCTTTTACACCGTGTTCCGGCAGCAGTTCATTGCCCTGGGAGGCCATGACCTGAAGCTGACCACCGGCGACGGCCTGCTGGTGTATCTGTCGGTGTATCGGTACGCCGACGCCTGCGAGGCCACCCCGGCCCAGGTGAAGGAGAACCTGGAAAAACTGTGGACCGAGGTGAAGGTGCTTACGGAGCCTCAGGCGGTGGAACTGTCCCTGGAGCCGGCCCCCAGTGCCGGCGAGCCGCTGCTGTCCAAGCTGAACATCTTCAGCTCCAAGCCCAGTGAGCTGAAGGTGGCCTTCCTCCACGAGAACAACGCCGAGAACAGTGCCTGGGTCCGGAACCACAACAAGGGCCGGGACGCCCTGGAACAGGCCTTCCCGGACCGGCTGACCACTACCACCCTGGAGAACGTGAACCCGGAGGTGGACGCCGAGCAGGCACTGGAGGAACTGGCCCACGACAGTGTAGACGTGGTGTTTACCACCAGTGCCCGGATGCACACCGCCTGCCTGAAGGTGGCGGCCCAGCACCCCAAGATCCGCATCCTGAACTGTTCGCTGAATGCGCCCCATCCCCTGGTGCGTACCTACTACCCCCGAGCCTATGAGGTGACCTACCTGCTGGGCCTGCTGGCTGGTGCCCTGACCCACACCGACCGGGTGGGCTATGTGGCCCCCCACCCGGTGTACGGTGTGCCGGCGGCCCTCAACGCCTTTGCCCAGGGCTTAAAGACCGTGCGGCCCCAGGCCCGGGTGGTGCTGCGGTGGTCCTGCCTGCCGGACCCGGCAAAGCCGCTGGATTTTTCGGACTGCCCGGATGTGGACATCTTTTACGCCCACAGCCAAAAGGAGCCGGAGGGCTTTTACCGGGACTACGGCCTGTGCCGCAGGCTGCCGGACGGCACCCTGGACCCCCTGGGCCTGCCGGTGTGGAAGTGGGAGGCTTTTTATACCGAGATCATCCGTTCCATCTTCGACGGCACTTGGGGCAGCTCCGGTGCCCGGGCTATCAACTACTGGTGGGGGATGCGGAGCGGTGCGGAGGAGATCAACTACCAGAAGGGCCTGCCTGGCGGCACCCTGCATCTGCTGGATATGATGGAGATGCTGCTGAGCCAGGAGGAACTGCGGATCTTCCCGGATGAGCTCTATGACCAGAACCACCAGCCCCATTCCCCGGCCTCGGTGGTGTACAGCCCCAAGGAATTGATGGAGATGGATTGGTTGGACGAATGCGTAGAGGGGGCATTGCCCCACTACGATGACCTGGACGTCAAGACCCGGACGCTGATGGCGATCAACGGTCTGGATAATCTGAAAGGTCTGGAGAAATAACCGGCACAACGGTACAAAGAACGGAGCGAACTAGACGTGAAAATACTAGCGATCTCAGATGTCCCGTCCAAGGCCCTGTGGGATTACAATACCCGGGAAAAGCTGGAGGGAATCGACCTGATCCTCTCCTGCGGAGACCTGCCGAAAAAGTACCTGGAGTATCTGACCAATTTCACGACCGTGCCCATTTTGTATGTCCACGGCAACCACGACGGAAGCTACCGGGGCGATGAGCCGGGCGGCTGCATCTGTGTGGATGATCAGGTGTTCGTGTGGAACGGGCTGCGCATCATGGGGCTGGGCGGG